TCACAGCAGAAAAACTTTATGAATTTGCTACAGCTGATAAGCAGTGACCGAGATCACTGCTTTTATTATTTTTGAAAACAAAAAAACCGCCAGCATAAGCCAGCGGTTCATAGGTATAATTAATTTGAATTTCTTTCTTTTTATTTTGTTGTAATTAAGCCATCAGGCTCAACTGTGAACTCAGGCTTGTCAGCAAGTGAGCCATCTTCTTTGAGATAGTACCAACCTGTTCCATCTGATGATTGGATGAAGGTATTAGATACCATTGAGCCTTCTTTACCGTCTAGATAGTACCAAGTATCTTGATATTTAACCCAGCCAGTAACCATTTCACCATCATCTTTGAAATAGTACCATTTGTTAGAGATTAACTTCCAACCTGTGGCCATTTCGCCCGACTTGTCAAAGTAGTACCATGCGCCATCTGGTCGTTTCTTCCATTTGTCTGCAAGCATATAACCTGAACCATCGAAGTAGTACCAAGTTCCGTCAATCTTTTCAAATTGCTCTTTAGGGTAAGTTCCGTCTGAACGTACATACCAAAAACCTGTGTCATTTTTCTTCCAGCCTGGTTCAACAACTAGTCCGTGCTCAATATCGTGCTTGAATTGACTGCGACTAATACCCCACTTAGCAAGATATGGATAAGGGTCAACGTGATCTGAGTTATTGTTCGGTTGGTTATTCGTACAGTATTCGTGTGTCTTAATTCCTGCAAGGTCGTCTGTATCAAGAGTTTTAGGAATGCCTGCCTCATCAGCAAGGTCACGTAGTAGTTGGATGTAAAGGCGATAGTCTGTCATGAACTCTTCCTCAGTTGAATGGCTTTCAATCAATTCGACTGCTGCATAACTCTCAGCATTCCAACCACCACCTACGTCCCATGAACCGTTATTTACTGGCCCTACTTGCATAACTCGACCATTCCCAACTACGTGTGAGAAAAAGCCAAGTTCAGGGTCTTTGCGCCAGTGGTAGTCTGCTTCATTTTGTGCTGTTGAATTTCGATTTCCTGTTGAATGTGCGTGTACTTGTCTATATGGTTGCACCCCGACTTGTGGAAGATTAGTTCTTAATCTGCTTTTATCAATATCCATTTATTTTTCCTTTCAAATTATGGTTAAGTTGTTGGCCAAGGGTCGTCTGTAACATAACTTATATTAGAAACCCTGATATCTCCGATATCTTTATCAATTGGTATAGGGTCTAAGAATTGGAATCGTAAATGATTTGCATCACCATAACCGCCTACATACCACGTTCCATATGGAATACCATCATCGTTGAAAATCTGACCAATTAGTGAATTGGAAGCTCTATATCCAGAAGGTATACCACCGTTTGCTATAAGGAAACATTTCTTTTCACGGTTCCCTGGATGCGCAATAAACGCTGGATTACCACGTCTAACAATTCCGAACCAACCCCATTGTAGTCCACCGAATTGGTAATATACCGTATCGTTGATACGTCGGACGCGTACGTAAGAATTACCTAATTTAGATAACACGTTTAGGTTTTTCCAACCAGTATCACCGTCTAATACAACCCATCCTTGGTTACCTGACGGGGTACGCTTAATCCACTTCAATGCACCGTTTGTTTTACGTGTATCAACATAGGTTTGACCTAGTGTACCTTCGACTTTACCGTTTGGCATACCTTCACCTGTAAGTTCACTAGATGAGGTTGATGCAGATGGTGCATTTTGACTGGAAGCTGGTAAGATAATACTTCCACCACCGTCTGATAGTGTTACAATGTTTCCATTGATACTGATTCTCTGAGGAATACCCACGCCATCACGACCATTTTCTCCTTTTGGACCAGTTAAACCAATAGGTCCTTGAGGTCCAGCGGGTCCAGTCTGTCCGATTGGTCCTTGTTCCCCTCTTTGTCCATCTTGACCTCGTTCGCCTTGCAAACCTTGAGGGCCGATAGGCCCTTGAAGTCCGTCTGCCCCTCTTGGTCCAGTATCACCTTGTGGACCACGTTCGCCAGTTTCTCCCTTGTCCCCTTTAGGTCCAGGAGTTAGTGAGATATTGCGTAGTTCTTCTTTGGTAGCAAACTGACTTGTGTCTACACTTGGCTTGTTCTCTAAAGCCACTACACGCTCTACAAGGGGCTTGTCATTATAGACGGTATCTTTATCTGTCTTTGTCTTTAAAGTCTCAATATCGGCTGAAATATGGCTTATTTCACTACGAATATTGCTATCGTCATACGTTCCGCCTTGTGCTTTAATCTTTGCAAAGAGTTCGTCTAATTCTGCCTTAGTCACAACATCCTTAACGTTAACAACTCGCCCTGATTCACGTTCAATGAGTGGTGTTTTAACTGCCTTATCAATTTCGCTCACATGGACATTAAACATAAAGCTATAAACATCTGCTGACTGCTCTACTTTTTCAAAATAGATGTAGCCAATGACAGCTTCATCTGTCGTGATCAATGATGTATCAAATTGAACCGTAAACGAATTACCTTCAATTGTTGCTTCAACTTCTTGGTATCGCTTAGTTCCCTTGAAATAGAATAAGCAGATAACCTTAGTAGCAGTCAATTCATCGAGTGTAAACTTGAATTCAGCGATGCCTTTATCTTTGCTATAAAATTCTTGATAAAGCCTATCTACATCTCGATTGTTGGCTGAAATGGTTAATTTTTTCTCAATAACCTTTTTCAAATGCTAACCTCCTTTCTTTAAAAAAGAAAGAGAACCCTTTTGGGTTCTCGTATACTAGTAGTTCATCCAAGTATCATTCATCTGCTTGACTGCTGACTCAACGAATGTATCGAGGTCATTATCAGTCATGTGGATGTTGTATTTGTTAAGCTCAGCACGAATCTTAATACGTGCCTGTTCTAGCTTCTCCTCGCCCTTATATTCAGTTTCAGCAGATACCTGCTCAACTGCATTGACTGCATTCTTAGCCAAGATTTCAACAATCTTGATTGTCTTTTCTCCACCCTTTTGAATCAGGTATTCTTTAACAGCCTTAACTGCAATACCTACTAAAATGACAAGAATGCTGATAGCACCATTAAGTAAGATTTCATTGATCTGTTGCATTTGTATGTTCCTCCGAAATTTCTAAGTTTAAGTATTTGTTAAACAAGGCATCAATTCGCCCGTTGCCACCTAATTTCTTATAACTTGAGTGCATTTTATGAATAATATCAGACTCATGCACCGTTGTATATCCACGTTTTAAAGCAGTAGTGATGTCCCGTTCTAAACGTAGATACATTGTAGCTAAATGCGCTTCATCGTGAACTGCTAGTTTATTGTCGATCTCAATAATTTTCTTTTTATTATCTTCCCCAATAACATGGATAGTATTCAATTCGCTTTTCAGTTCCTTAAATTGTTCCTTGTTCAGATTTCCAGCTTTATTAGCTCTCATTCCAAACCAGCCTGTGGCTACTACTCCGATTGTGGGTGCTAGTTGTGTGATAGCGTGTATTAATTTCTCAAACGCTTCTGACCATGACATAACTCCCCCCTTTATCGTGCTACTGGCTCGGTTTCAAGTTCACCATTGGCTTTAGGTGCTTCCCATTTCCAGACTGCAAGAATTCCATTTTGAGACGGTGAGCCTTCAAGTTGTTTGAGTGATTCACCCTGATAGATGAATTGTTGGTTAGTTTGAATAAGAATGCGTTTACCTTCACCATTTAATTCAACATGTTCAGGATCTTCGATTGCGAACATCGAACCAGGAGAATAGCTCTTCCCGTTTTCAACCAGTGGAAAGAGGTCAACGAGTTCTTTATAAGTAGTACCGTAAGCGATTTTCTCACCCATAATTGAATCTTGAGCCATAACACGAACTACCTTATTGATTTTCTCAGTGATTTCAAGTAACTCGTTCTGTTTATTTTCAGCCTGAGTGATCTTCTGTTCAGCTTGCTCGATTTTAGATTGAGCTTGGACGATTGCTGACCCAGGATCTAGTTCAGCTTTAAGAACATCAAGAACCGCTTGGATAAGTGTTTCTTCCTTATCTTGAGTGCGGTCTCCTACGAGTTCACGTTGGTTGGTGCTATAACGATTTCCATCTTGCAAACGGATTTCAACCACGGTAGTGATTTGATTTCCTGCTCCACGAGTGTATGGCTTAGTAGCCAATGAATAGTTGTTTACTTCCATTAATTTTGTCCTTTCAATTTCACTTCTTCAAATTTAGCTTTCAATTCTTCATCTGATTCGATGATTCGTTTCATTTGCTCAAGTTCCATAGCTGTAACTGTGTATAGAGCTTCTAGCGTAGCTGACTGAGTAGCTTCATTGCTGATTCGCTCACTTAATGATTTAATCGTCAGACTACTAATTCTCTTGTCTTGTTCGTTCATGTTGTTGTTTCCAACCTTTCAATTTTTTGATTTAATTCTTGAATAGCCTTGATGAGATAAGGTACGAATGTATTGTAGTCAATGTGCAAGAAATCATCTTCGTTATCAGGATTTCTCGAAATTGCTTGTGGGATGATTTTCTCAACTTCTTGTGCAATCAGTCCGACTTCTTCGTGTTTGTGATTTTCGATGAAATCAAATTCGACCATATCAAGCTTGTTGATAATATCCATGGCATTGACTTGTGTTGGTGCAATATTCTCTTTTAATCGCTTGTCGGATGCCTTGTCGATATGATACTTGACACTTCCGTCACCAACTTGATTCCACCAAACAACTGAGTTCTTACCCCCTGCTCGAGGAGTTGAACCTGTACCGTAGATTTCAGTACCGCCACGCATATAAACATCTTTATAAAATGAATTGTTTCCATAAAAGTTAACAGAGCTAGTGCTTGAAAAATCGACTGTCCTATAAAATGATGCGTCACCTCTACAAAACATTGCACCAGAATTAGTCACATACCAAGCGTTATTACCTGGTTTTCCCCAATCGTTTCCCCAGTTAACCCATAAGCACGTTTGATTTACTTGCCAACCACCGTCTGACATACCAACTCTAAAACTGTTGCTACCAGTCAGCCAGAATGTTGTCGAGTCCTTATCGTGCGTACCAATTTGAAATCCTCCGATTTTACCTTTATACCCTTCAAGTAAAGTAGCAGAGACTACTACTGACCGTAATTTGTTGATAAAGGCTGTTTTAGCAGCTAACTGATCAGTAAACACATCACTTGATACAATCTTCTTGGCCATAGCAGAGTCCATGATAACCTTATCAGCTGTAATGGAATTACTTTCGATGATGTCAGTGTTCAAAGTTCCTATTCTAGCATCACCGACAAATAACCGCTTGAAATAGCCGTCTATGGCTGTAATTTCATCAGCAAGTGTCCTACCTTTTAGACGGATTTTATTAGCTTCAATCAAGATATTGTTTGCGTTAGTATTGATTTGTGAAGCAATAGCACCAGCATTCGTCAGCGTTTGTATTGCGTACGAATTAGAAAGTTGAGTCACTTTCGTTTGTGTGACTACATCTTGTGCCGATGTATCATCCCTGAATTCATTTGGAGGTGTTTCACCACGAATAAGCGATACCTTACCGATAGCGACTTGTCCATTCTTCATCAACCAAATTTCAAGAGGGAATTCTTTTCCTTTAGTCGATGATTTCTGAACGGTCATCGTACCTGTGATGATTTGAATCCCAGTTTTTGTAAAGGTGACTCTATCAGATGCAAGCCCACCATCTTCTGCCCATAACTCAATTCCTAAAGGGGCATCTGGTAACACGTCCACCCATACTTCCATGCGATAGCTGAGCTTTTCGCCCTTCGTAAATGTAGATGTATTAAGTGGTAATGTGAAACCGTGATAGACTGAATTGGTCTTATCAGTATTTGTAATCCGTAGTAACTGAGTTCCAGCTTGGATCTTGACAATATTCGCATCTTCTTGTTTCTTCTTCCACTTGCTGAAATTAGTAGGGTCAAACACAAGATTATAACCACTTTCAGTGAGTTTTTTGACTTCTGTCTGAAAGATTTGACTAGACATAACAAGCCTTGAAGCGTTATCTGCCACACCTTGCTCAGTCGTACCTAGAATCCTCTCATATAGCTGACTTGTCTCTTTTACACGCTGGAAATCGTTCTGGTCAGCTTTGCCACTTATTTGACTAGAAATAGTTGCAAAACGGCCATCCGAGGTTTCTTTATATTCAGCTAGCTTTTGTGTGACTTGTATCCGTGTTTCTTCCGCTGCCCTTTTTGCTGCTTCAGCACTTTCAGCAACTTCAATCGCTTTTGCTTGAGCATTTTCTGCTAGTTCTTTAGCTTCTTTTGTCTGCTTGTAAGCATCGTCAAATTGACTAGGTTTATACGTTCCTGTTCTACTACCACGAACTAAAATAGGTTCTTTGAACTCAATCCAGCCATTTTTAGCAAGGTAAATATAAA